AAGACTAAACCCATCAGAACTTATAGCAGAGATATATGTCCCTGATGTGCTTTCTGCGTTATTAGCATCAGGATATATAATTTTGTAAGTCCCACTATCAACTCGTTGAGAATCACTGACACCGTGATTTGCGTTAATGCTGCGGCATTTTATCCAAACCAAGTCTGGCTGAAATCCTACACCAGTTAACGCCCTATCGTCTGTATCGTTACCCGTATACAACAAGGCATTAAAATGATCTGTGGGTTTTGCAATTGTTGGGGTTGGGAGGTTTGCGGCGTTTAGAGCTTTAAAGCCTGTAGGTGGCGTGTAGGCAAACCCTTTCTGTCCGTAGTTAACCTCAACAATATTTGTACCAGAACCAGACCTAAGTTCAATTCTCATATTGGTTGGAACGCCAATGCTTGACGCTGCAAAATCATCTGCCGCATCTGCCCCAGTTGCAGGGTTCGCGGTTCCGCCTGTGTTATACCAAGTGTTGTTTAAGCCGTACCAAACTTTACGATCATCATAATCTATAGCTACTTGGATAACATCATTAACACTCCAGTTGCTGATAGAGTACGTTGAGCCGTTTCCGAGAATTTGCGTAGTTGGTGTATTGTAATAGCTCCAAATGTAACTAGAGGCAGAACCTTGAATCTGAATATACCCTGTGCTTCCGTTTAGGTTTAATTGTATTAGCTTGACTTCGTAGTACCACTTGCCAGAAAGAGGGACAATGGTTGGATGATTCTTGTTTGTGTCAGAAGTGCTGTCTGATTCAAGTCTTAAATTACCTTGAGATAAAGAAGAAGGGTGAAGACTTGTCGTGTAGTTATCTAGCGGATTAATCGTGCAATAATTATTAGTTGGTGTATCTGTCATAACGTCAGCGTCAGCAAGATTCACTGCCGTATAGTTATTGCTTCCCGCGCTATCAGTGCCTATTGCTCCACTAACAAACTTGAGATAGAAGCCGTTGGTGCCATAGCTGCCGCCTGTGTACTTCTTAGGCACCCACTGGCCTGTAGTTGAATCTGTTTTGCCAAAAGCACTTGCAGTTAAAGCTGTTCCATCAATAAAATGGACTTCCGCCAAATAACCATCCCATTCTCTAGTTGTACCCCCCGCTGAAACTTGATAAGCATCTCCACCGATAATATTTTTTTCTGCACGATTAAATGGCATATCATCGTCTTCATCAGGGTTGTTTGTAGCAGAGAATGACGTTTCTTGAACACCATTGACATAAACTTTAATCCGATCATTCGCAGTGGATTGGGTTGTATCGAGAACCACCATAATGTGATACCAAGCAGAGAGATCACGAAACTTTCTGTTAGATGTTCGCCACGCTGTATTCCAGCCCCCCACCATTAAAACATTGCTGCTGTTAATTACGATGTCCATATATCCAGCATCGGTTTGCGCTGTATAAGTAGACCACAAAAAATTATCAGAACCTGTAGAGGCTCGTTTTACCCAAGCACTCCAAGTCCAAGTTTTCTGGTTTCCTGCACCTGAAGGAGTTTTATGAAGGTAAGAACCATCTGAATCCGAAAACATCAGGGACTGATCTATCTCATAATCTTTAGCCCCGCTGCCCATCAATATTTTTTTAGCAACACTCACTAACTCATATCCTGCCCAGCAGTGAACCCATAATAAGTTGTCCCGCCATTTATGGTATAGAAGACAAATATGTCAACATCAGCAGCACCCGTAGAAAGCGTGGGTGCAGTTGCAGAAGCCCAATCTACAGCGGCAGGCCATGAAATAGTCCTGCTCCCAGTGCCGTCTTGGGTCACTTGGAGAACAAAAGAAGACACATACCCAGATGTTGCCGGGTTGTTCCATGTAAAGGTGCCTATGTTATGAGCCAGCGTGATTGTAAAAACAGATCCATCTCTTATATCCAGCGCAACTGTTGTGCCTGATGTAAGCGCGGTAGGTGATTGTTCTGTGATAGCCGCTTCAAACTTAACGACACCATTCGCATCTGCCGTTACAGCTTTTGAGGCTTGAGTTGTACCAAGCGTGGTAATGTCAAGATAGTTAATCTCCGCTGCTGTAGCGGTAACAGCAGTGCCGCCCAGCGTAAACGTGCTGGAGGCTGTCAAGGTAGTAAAAGATCCTGCCGCTGCTGATGACCCGCCAATAACAGCACCATCAACAGTACCTCCGTTAATATCTACCGTTAGACTACTAGCCAGTTGATCTGAACCGACCGCATCATCCGCAATAAGCCCAGTAGTGACTTTTGTTAATGCCATAATTTACTCCTTGGGCCAGTTCTGAGCAGCTATGACCGCTGCTAAAGCATCGACATCAGCAGCATTAGTTATAGCTGTTTCTAATCTTGTACATTCAGTTAACACCGCTGCCCTATAGGTAGCTGTTGCACTAGGGATAGCAACATCCCGCTCTGCTTTTCTGATCACCATCCAATCTGTGTTAGCAAGAGCAGAGTTAGCTGTCGTCTTTACTTGTTCAGTCATCGTAGTTTTAAGACCTTGGTTAACCACCTTCTCACTACTATTAACATAACCGCCATCGCCATCATTGGCATCGGCATCCCAGACCTGAACATAAATTTGATTACCATCAACATCTTTTGCATCTTCATCAGCTAAGAGTTTAGCGGTATTCGTGTAGGCTTGAGTTGGGACACCATCGACTAAAGTAATGTCTCCAGCAGTTACAAAATAATACTGCTCATTTTTTCTTTCCCCGTTGACGACATCCATCACATTGTTGTCCCGAAGAAAATCAGCGTTTGGAGATCCTGCAAAACTAGTGTTGGGAAACATTTTCTGGACGGATGATCCCGTCCTAATAATTTTTCCGTCTTCGACTATTGCAAACACTATTTAACCCTCTTCTAATTCTGGTCGGGTTGCAGGGAAATCATTTATATATTCGTCATCATCGTTTGTTGCAGGCCAATCTCTTAATTTTTGACGATAAGTTAGATAATCATCTCGTTTGGGGTGGTCTGGTGTTTGCGCGATCCAATCAGTATCCTTTAGCTCTTGATCACGCCACTCTCGCCCAGATTGAACTGTTTCAGCGACGATTTGATGAGGCTTGTCAACGATTAACTCATAGGACTCATAATTGTCCTTGACGTAGGACTCTTCAGCTTCAATTAAATTTGTAACCCCATCACTGTCTGTTACTCTAAATTTAGCCATCACAGGTACTCCACAACAGAAAGTACAACTAAACCGCCGCCACCCATTCCCGAATAGGAATCTGAACTGCTGTAAGAGGCTGCACCGCCACCGCCACCGCCATAGGAACCCGTACCCCCATAAGTTCCGCTAGACCCTGTCTTATTACTGCCTCCGCCCCCGCCGCCGAATATACCGGGCGAAACATATCCACCCGCTCCTGAGGAAGAGCCATAATAAATACTTTCATGATACCCTGCTCCACCGCCTCCGGGGCCGGGATAACTGTTAGCAGCACTCGAAGTGACAGACCCCGCCACTCCCCATAACCCATCAAAAATACTTTGAGATTGACCTGTATGCAGGCCGGTTTCAGCGGAGGCACTACTCACGCGATAATTTAACGTCATGCCCCTAAACTTAAAATTGTAGGTGTAGCTGTTTGGCGTTTCGCCTATTCCCCACCAGTCTCTATCTGACGCCTCAGAAAAATCATGTCCGGCTCCGAAAGCGGTTCCTCCGGCTCCAGACATTTCAATCCCGTTGCCGTTCAAGGCAACCATGTCACCTCCACGACCCCACACACCGCCACCTCCGGCAGCGATACATTTGTTGTATCCTCCTGTTGTGCAGTTAGCATCGCCCCCTCTGTGTGCTAGGCCAAAAATTCCAGCGGCAGCACCTCCCCCTGCGGCAATGTGAAATCCACTACCACTATAAGCCTGTATTGATGCGCTTCCGCCTCGTGCCCCTGCGACCCCAAATATGTTTCCCGTTGTGCCTACAGCACCGCCCGCACCGCCAGTCGCCGATGGGGTATTTCCTGTGGTAGATGATTGACCTGTTCCTCCGACCCCACCATTTGCTTGCAGCAAAGCAGAACCGCCCGAAACTTTCCACGAAGTATTTCCGCCTGTACCGCCTTGTTCCTCATCTCCAGAGTTATAACTACCTGCTGCACCAACAGTAGCAACGTAAGAAGTCCCAGAGGCTACCGTTAATAAACTTTTGCAGACTGCGCCCGATCCGCCTCCTGCGGCAACTGCACTGGCTGCGGCATTATTATAGTTGGCTGACCCGCCACCGCCGCCACCGCCTATCACTGTTACGATCACTCGCGCATCAAAGGGACACGCCCAAGTTTCTGTGGCAGCAAACAATATTTCGTTGAGAACTGATTGATTGGCTGAGTAATACGATGAAGTTGATGCCATTACTTAACTCCCATCCACGGGCAACCAGCCAACGGTGTCGTCTATGAACACCCAGTTGGTTGACCAGTTTTTTGTATTTATTGTGGCATTCGCATCCACTCTTAAAATCTTTTTACTACTGGCCTGACCCAAAGTAAGGTTGTTTGTATCGAAGGTTCCAAGGTAATCAATGATCCCGATAGTATCCCCAGCCGTTGGGCTGGATGGTAAAGTAACAGTAAACGCTCCACCGTTTGTGTTGCACAGGTATTGATTGCCAGCCGCAGCAGTAAACCCTGATGTCTTAGCAGTAGTGTCTAAGGTGAGTCCTGTTGATATCGAAGCCCAAGCATTATCACCACGCAAATAAGTTGAGGATGACGCGGTGCCTGTTGCCGATAATTGTGCTACACCAACCGCATCATCAGCCATTAAAGCATTTGTAATTTGGTCGTTTGCTATGTGTGCGGTATCAATACTTCCATCTACATATTGGTCACTATCTACGCTGTTAACAGCCATTTTAGCGACAGTAACCGCATCATCTGCAAGCTTTGCGGTTGAAACTGTCCCGTCACTTGGAGTGCCTACTGAACTGGCGGTGAAGGCCATAACCTCAATACTGCTGCTACTAGGTGGTGCAGTGCTGAATGTCAAAGTAGTCCCTGAAACTGCGTAAGTTCCCTTCTCCTGATATACCCCGTCAATATACGCCTGGGTGTTGTTCTCGCTCGATGGGTCTGCTGACAGGGTAAATGCTGTTGTACTGCCATTGCCGCTAAACTCATTAAGGGAAACATTGGTTGCACCAGAGCCACCAATAGACCCCCAAGAATCAGTGTATCCTTCAAATTCGCTTGTTGTTGAGTTATATCGAAATGCTCCGGCAACACCTGTCGGTCTATTACCTGTAGACCCAGCAGGTACATAGAAAGCCTGAGAGCCAAAAGAAGCTGTAGTAATATCCACTACTGCTGCGCCTCCTCCGGCACCATCGAGATAAACAATCTTTTTGGTTCCTGCCAGAATCGTGACGTTAGCACCACTACCTTGGCTGATAATTATAGAGTAGCCTCCGCTAGTAGCGTTCTCTATGATTTGAACCCGCTTCATAGTATTCGGGCCAATCGTAATTGTGCAGTTTGAATCCAAAGTACCTGTGTACTTTAAATGGAAAGCTCTTGCCTGATCAGAAGTGCCGTCTGCAACTGTCGATGCATGTGTATCTGCGTTAGTGGTAATGGCTTCTGTGCCAATACCAAGCGCCTCACCTATCAACTCTAAAGATGTATTGGTAGATGTTCCCCATCCAGAATCACCGTCTGCGGGTTCAGCTACCCTTAAATTATTTACATATGTCGATGCCATAACTTATGCCGCTACGTCTGTCCAATTAGGTGTTTGTGAAGTACTAACCGCTGACCAGCTTGGTGTTTGTGAAGTACTAACCGCTGACCAGCTTGGTGTTTGTGAAGTATCAATAATGCTCCATATAAGAACATTTCCAGCAGAAGCTGTTGCTGCTAATCCTGTTACATCAGTTGTGACACCTGATCCTTCAGTTACTGTAACGCTACCAATAGATGAAGTGCCTGCAGAACCAGAGACTGATACAGTAACGCCTGTACCCTGAACAACAGTGACACTACCAACGGCAGACGTTCCCGCTGCCCCTGTAACAGAAACCGTAACGCCTGAACCTTCTGTAATTGTGACGCTGCCCAGGCTAGAAGCTAGTCCGGTAAACGCTACATTTTGGCTATACCCACCAGAGTTGTACGTCTGGGTTATGCTGTTATAACCCTCAAAATATACTGTTACATCAGCCATTAGGCGATCCTGATTATCGCACTACTCGCATCAGCTGTAGGGAAACTTATTTTAAAATCACCACTTGATGAAGATTTGTCTGAACCAAAATCAAGAACTAACACGGCTCTGTTGGCAGAACCAGCGGCTGTTGAAGAGTTATAGATTAATGCTCCTCTTGCCGTAATACTTGAACTACTCCAGGTCACATCTGAAAAGTCAGTTAAAGCTGTAGTGCTGGATGTTGTAGGAGTTACATTAGTTAATGCTGCTCCTCCAGCAGAATATCCTGTTCCAGAAGCTTCATTACTACTACTGTACGCAGTTGTTCCTGCGCCAAGAGAAGCACTGCTGGTATATAAAGCAATTTTGAACGCATTGCCTGATCCAGTAGTAGTAGTAGTACCTCCACCGGAACCACTGGTAAAATTATGTATGCCTTGCAAAATTTCTTGTTTAAAGCTAGTGCATAAAGCTTGACTGATAGCCATTACAGTTTCCTCAGTATTTCAGCCACATCATCATGGCCTTGTTTTTTAAATTCATTATAAAGCGTTGTTCTATCGCTTTTAATTCCTTGTTCTAAAGTATGCAAAATCACATAAAACATTCTTTCCTTAAATGCTTCAGCCTGTTGTTTTAATACAGGATCAGCATTATCAGAAATGCTGATAATTTTATTGACTGCATCTATGGATAATTCTTCTGCTGTAAAACCTCTTTCACAAGTAGTTTGAACACTAATGTTTCCGGGTGACATTTTAATTTCCATGTCAAACATGGCTATGCCCTAAACCCTGGTGGCGGTCCTGCGCCCCTTAAAGATGGACTTGCTACAGTTTGAACACCAATATCACTTCTGAATTCATCTCTTTTTCCGTACCCTTCACCCATATTCGCCAATGCCTGAAGAGCCCTGTCAAATCTTTGCTGGTAAAGAATCACTTCATCCGGTGTTTTCAGGAAAGTTGCGGCTTCTACCAGGGTTCCATAAAGCAATGCGTCAGGCGCATTGTCTGAAAGCCAGGTTGTTCCACTATCTGCACCTGCAGTCAGAGAATCTGGTCGGTATTTATAATGTAATTCTACGGTATAAGTGCTATCTGGGGTTGGCGCAATAATAAAAGTATCATCATCAAATAAAGCATAGTACTTAGGCAGTCCTGTAGTGGACGCATTAGGTGTGTAATCCCTAATAAAAGAAACATGCTTAAACAATAAGTACGAATACACACTGCTTGAAGAAACAGCGAGACTATAAGGCGCTAAAAAGTCGCTAGGTGTTGCCAGATAAGTATTACCGCTTGACACACTTCCTGTTTGATTTTTTCTAAATACTGGCATTTCAACATTTTTCAGTATTCTTTCTTCTGCCTCTTTAATAAAAGTCGGAAGAGTATTTACAAACGTAGTTTCTGCTGTTTCACAGTAGTCCTGAACTGCTGTTTTTAAGGTTGCATAAGTAAAACTCATACTGTCACCGTTACTGTTCCAACGCTTATTGTAGCCTTTATTCCATCAAAAGAAGAACCTATGGAGTCTCCCGTTACTGTTGTCATTGCATTAGGATCAATAGTCCTGACTACTCCAGCTCCGGCAACTGATGAGGCAGGCACAGACGGCCTTGGATATTGCAAAGCTTCGGGATCTGACAGAGTTCTGGTAGGTTCTAACTGTGGACTTTTGGGCTCATAGCATTCAGCGCAAACCCTGAAATTAGTCCATTCTTTTCTTAATTGGGAGTACTTATACTTAAAGCCACATCTGTCGCATATGGCAACTGCGTATTTGCCAGACGCATAAGACATTTAAGCTCTCCTGATAGAAAAAATACCCGGTGCAATCTTTAAAGAAGCCCTGCTGCTATCCTGATCTGCCGCTCTCTGAAACTCTTCCTCATAAATACCTTTCAGCATTGGCACCCTATCAGGGGCTCTCTTCAAAGCAATGTAATAAGCTAGTCCAGCCGCCAAACAAGGATAAAACCTGAATGGCATATCCACTGTATTAACGCTGGCATCCGCATCTTCAATGCGAACCAGGCGATTAATAATCAATTGGTCTGTGCTGTTTTCAGCAGCAGGCCAGATATACAAGCGTGGTGTGATTTGTTTATCCAGAAACCATTGGGTTGGCCTGGCTTTAGTCGCTTTGTTAGGTATATTCCAATATTCGGAACGACTTACCTGTTCCATCGAAATATCAGTTGTTGTACTTCCTTCAGTTCTTCTGACAATTACATCCAGAACATCAATGGTGCTGGCAGACAAATCAATATATTCATCAGCTTCAGTTAACGTAGTTGTTGAGTTTGTTACTGTCCATTGGTTTAGCCCTCTGTTTCCCCAATCGGCAAACAAAAGGTTGAGGGATCTCCTTGCGGTGACCCCATCATAACCAGTGCGAAATTCCAGACCGCATCTTTCAAATGCTTCTTCTATATATTCCGCAACATCCGGCTCAAAATCTCTAGATCCTGACGTAGCCATTTACCGATTCCTTTAAGAAAAGAATGTCGTCATTGCAGTTAGATCTGTAACAGCAGTAAAGGTTACATATCCTCCGGCTTTGAATAAAAGGCCGTCATCTGGAATATCCGGATAAGAGTTAGTGCTGGCTCCTGCAACAGTCGCAAATTGCATAATAATTGTACCTGTTGCAGATCCTTCCCTGAACTTGAGCGTTGCCGCGCCACTACCGTTAACCACATAGATACCGCGTAAACGGCATCTTGATGCTGAGATAACACCGCTGCAACTGGTGCCAGATCCTGCACTCACATTACCGGCAGAAGATCCCGAAGTTGCTATCTGGGTGACTGTTTGGAAAAAACTACTGCCCGTAGCCGTGCCAGTGTCAGCACCTGTTATAACTTCAGTTATAGCAGTTCCGCTTTCATCTGTACCAGTAACGGTAAATGTAATACCTGAGTCATCTCCTGCAGACAAAATGGTGACGTTCCTTGGGCAATCCATCGTAACAGACCCCCCGGAAGCTAATGCACCACCGATGGTTAAATTGGCAGCACCACTAATACTAGCAGCAGTGCTAATGCCATCGGTATCTGCGGCAGCAGCTTCTATAAAGCTGGATGCTACATCACTACCTGAACCTTTAAGGGCCATAGCGATCTACCTCCCTTATCGTTATCGTTCAACTGCTGCAAAAATGTAGTCAACGGTCATCGTCTTTGCTGCAGCGGCACCATTCTGAATACCGAAGCTAATAGTAAGGTCTTCATCATCAGGCGCATTTGTTAACGTAGTTTCCGTTGCAACTTTTGAATCATCTATAAAGATTTCAAAAGCACCGCCGCCGGAACTTCCACCAGTTGGGTTGTAATGGAAAGATGCAGTCAAAAACGTATCGTCAGCTACAGTAGCAACTGAGCTATTAGTTGTCGCAGAATTATCTTTTTCAACAAGGAAATCCATGGTTGCAGCACCATCAGCTTTAATGAAGAAAACTCCATCTGTCGTATCAAGCGGCGAGGTATCAGTAATACCAAGGCCCATAACAAAATCAGATTGGGTAGCGTCACTAACCTTAAATCTTGCTTTAAAGAACATGTTCTTTGTTGCAACGTACTTGAAAGCTTCCCCTTTCAGTTGGAGAAAATCCAAATCGTCATCAGCATCATCGTTAGTGATTAAAAGCCAACCACCGGGGCCACTTGCAAGTGCTTCACTAGCGTCACCGCTTCCAGCCTCAGTTGTGGTGATTGTCCACTCATCAGCGTGATAAGTAAGAAAATCATTAAAATAAGTTGTGTACTTAGTAGGGTCTAGGTACGGGAGTTGAAATAAAGGGTTTCCAGGTACTTGATTGGATACACCAGTACGAAAATGAGTAGGCATAACAGTTCCTCCTTAGAACCAACGCATAGCGTCATTATACTACAAACTACAAGAGTGGCCTTGCGGCCACTCTTACAGCTTTATATGGAACATTAAGCTCCTTGAGATCCGAAGACACATCGAGGGTTGCTCCATCCGAATGAATAACGCTCTCTAGCCTTGTAGCGAACATTACCCGTATCGAAGTCGCCTTCCATAGAAGTGCTAATCGGGGTTCTTTCAAAGTGCTTAAACCCATCAGGACAGTCAGTCAGAACAAACCATGCATCAGTATCTGTCAGGAAGTGGTTAACTGCATAGCCTTCCGGCAACAGTCCCATATTCTTAACTGCGTTGATGTCATTGTCTGCAGTACCAACCCTGCCTGGGGTTTCCAGCAAACGATCAGCAACAAACTGAAGTTGAGGAGGAACAATCAGTTTCATTCCTCTTAAAGCCAGAATCATATTTCTGTCATCAACAAAAGTTGAGATGCTGATTAAAGCATTTTCCAATGAAGTTTCGTTCAGGTCTGACATCGTCGTTTGACGGTTTGCCAGTGAACCTCCATCAGCTAATGTGTGTGCAGTGTTAATCAAGGAAACACCGTCACCGCCGGTATAGCTGCTGCTGAACGCATTATTCAGGACGTTTGCAGCTTTCACCTGCTTGGTGTGAGCCATGCTTCTTGCAAGAGCCTTTGTATAACGAGCGCCAAGGCGGTCATACAAATTATCTTCTACTGCTTCCTCAGTCAAAGCAAATGCAAGGGCTACTGTCTCGTGGGTATAACGAGCAGTAAAGCCTTCGGTTGCACTGTCGAACTGAACACCTTGGCCTTCCGATTTAACAGAAGCATTGCCAAAACCTACGATGAGTACTTCTTCTTCAAACGCTCGGTCTGAAGATTCCGTATCAAAGATCTCAGCATGTTCGTTTTCATAACGATCATACTCCATGCCAAAAAGGGCATTAAGACCAGGCTCTAGTTCTTTCGCTAATTGTGCGCGTGAAATTGCCATTTATCGAGCCTCCCTTATGCTAGGCCAACTTGCTTCTGACCAAACAGATGGTTCTGTATGGTGACAAGCACGTTGGTATTGGCTGTACTTACATCTGAATTTTCCGGGTCTTCCGAAATATCCAGGGCTTTCATTGGCAATGTTGCTGTTGTTGCTCCAGTTGAAACGTCTAACTCTACATACGAAATACCGCTGTCAGAGCTACCCGTTCCAGTGTTATCAACAATATCAAAATTGCCTAACAAGTCAGCAACAGGGAAAGCCGCATCAGCTTGCACCAAGAACACATCCATCGGATGGTCAAAGAGGAAAGCTACTGCATCAGTGGCCGCGTTACCGGGCCAATAATTGCTCCATGTTGGCTTGCTTGTGGTTGGATCAGTGTAGAAACATCCGTTAAATACGCCAACGATGATATCGCTGGTCGCGCTACCACCATCTGCTCTAGCGATCCGAGTAACAATACCAGCAGTATTCTGGGTAACAATGTCGCCCATATAGATGTTGGTAGTGTTCGTTGCATCGCCAGTCGTTATTCGATAACGAGACTGTCCTGAAGAGTTGTAATTACCCTGCAGGTTACGCACATAACGGAGTCCAAAAGGCGCATCTTTATTGGCCATTTGATTTTTCTCCTATATAAACACAATCAAAATTTAAGTTTCTCCAGAACCACCAAAGGTTACTTTCGATTTACGTTCCTGAGATATCGGCATACGAGGGTCACTATCTTTCATCAGATCATTATCCACAGCAGTCATTTGATGCTCTGTTTGTTTCTGATAATACTGATTTCTCTCGTTTGCCGTTTCCTCCGGTATCTTGGCAAGGATTAATCCACCAACGCCCACAGTGCCAGCATGCTTACCTTCATCGATTGTCGGCAAATCATAGCCTTCAACCTCTGATGGATGCACTGGCTCATATCCCTCACGGAATCGCATGTGTACATTAGTTTTATCCTCCTCACCACGGATATGGGTTCTAATCCATCGGTAACGCATACCTGGCGGTGCTGGCGGTGTTTCTAATACTTGAGGTGGAGTCCATGGCTGTCGAGCCGCTTTTTCTGTCCTTGAGCTCTCTGCCCTAGGCTTTCTGTTTGATCCGGCGGTTTTTTGCTTCGTCATGATGCCTGCAACCTCAATTTTTGTTTTGCGTATTCTTTGAACGGAACACCTAGTTTCTTGGCTAATGCCTGTTCGCTAGGGGTCAGTTCAACCCTACGATCATTTTGACTGCGTCCATTTCCTGTTGTGCGCGTACCGGAAACTACGGTTTGGACGGGTTTCCCGCTGTTTCCTACGTTGTTTTCCGCTTGGAACCTGTTTGGAAGTTCTTCGCGTAATCTATTGTCAAGCTGAGAATAGTATTCATCAGACTCTAAGTCAATTCCTGACTCAGCTAATTCCTGATGTATTGCCATAGCTGTATTGGTCATAATCCGATCAACACCAAACCATTCGTTCTTTTCGGCCCACCCTTGAGCTTTTGGAGACGGCTGCGCATATTGCGCATCTGGTTGCTCCTGGGGCTGCGTCTGTGGTTGTTGAGCCGGAGGATTTATCGGGGCATTTGCCTGATTCTGATTATAGGCTGCTAAATCCTGCTCATATTGCGCCAGATCACGCTTATACTGTTCAAGCGCATTTCTGTCAGCTTCAGCCCGTGCTAACTGCTGCTGGGCCTCAACCATTAAATTAGAATCACCAGCTTCATAAGCTTTCGTTAATGCTATTTTTGCAGAATCAACTTCTGCATCTACCCTACCCTGGAATTCACTCGTATAATTCTTAGATAAAGCAAGATTTTCTTTAGCTGTTGTTTCTTCCCTTAACTGAATCTGGGAAGAAAGTTTTTTGTTTTCTTCCTGCAATTGTTTTGCATATTGAAGGGCTTGTATTTCTCGACGTTGAAAATCTTTAGCCTGCTTAATAGCCTGGTTAACACGGTTCTGGGCTTTCTTTGCTTCCTGTTCTACTTCAGAAAGTTCCCCATCATCCTGCCCTAACGAACCATCTTCAAAGTTTTCTTTTACTTCATCTTCAGTAATAGGGGCAACTTCACCAACATCCTCATCAGTAAGATCGATAAAAGTTGACTCATCTTGCGGGTCTTCAATATCAGAACGCTTATGTTCAGGAACAGCCGCGCTTTTAATATTGTCGTCGTTTAAATTTTCTAGTGCTTCACTTAAAGTTTCTTCTGCCATGGTTCACCTCACAAAGCTTTAATGTCATCAGGATCTAAGATGGTGCCAATCACCTCATCATCATTAATGATTCGGACTTCAGCATCATCTTCTAAAGAAAAACGCGCTCCAGCATATCGGCCTATAAGCACCCAATCGCCTTCCTTGCACCATGGTTCGCCAGCAAACTTGCTGTCATCCTGGTAAGCCAGAGGGCCAATCTTGAGAACATAAGCGACAACGGTAGCCAGGCTTTCACGATCGGTAGTCTGTTTTGTTAACAGAATACCTGCGTCAGTTTTTCCTTTGCCTTTGTAAGGTAATACAAGCAAACGCCACCCGACAGGGTTAGGCATCCTTTCAATTAGAGTTTTGTCCAGAATGGACGGGTCCAGGATTTTGCTTTCTTCCGGTATGTATGCGTCTGTTAAAGACGTTGGTGCGACAGCATCTGTTGCCAGATCACTCATCGAAATCTCCTTCACTTTGCAACGCTTTCCTTAGTTCATCGTGCAGGGTGCGAAGCGCAGACAATTCACCCATGACGAATCGGTAATCCTCCATGTCTTTAATATTACCGCTTGAAATATATTCTACTCTATCGGCTTCAAGCTGTTTTATTTTTTCATGTATAAAATTTGCGAGATTAATTGAATCCATTTAATTGCTTACGGCATCATATAAACCCCAGACGGATTATATGGCATCTGAGGCATTTGTGGATAAGAGCCACCGAACTGATTGCCCTTATTAGCAGAAAACAAATTAGCTAAATAGGATTGAGCGGCGTTTGCATTTGTTTGTGCGCCACTTGCTGCACCTGCAGTTGTTCCAGTGCCTGTTGTTCCTGTTTGAGTCTCTGCTCCTGCTTCTCCTGCCGGAGTTGAAGGTCTTGTCGGAATAGCAGAAAAACCACCGTAGTAGGACAAAGGTGCCATGGTTTGGCTGGGTCCATAGCCATATCCATAACCACCAAAGATTGATGGACTCATGGGATTAGCCATGCCTGCATATGGAAGGAACGGAGTTTGACTCATGTAGGGCTGACCAAACTGTGGCATTTGCGGCATCATTAAATTTTGATATTGCTGATACGGATTATAACCCTGCTGGGTGGAAAACGGATTTGTTGTAGTTTGTTGAGATTGTTGCTGTGCTGCCTGAAGTTGCTGAATCAGTGCTAAAAGCTCCGCAATGCCGGTATTTTCTGTACCTGTAGTAGTTACACCAGGAGTTGTTTCTGTTTCAGGAGTTGTTGTAGTAGTTGTAGTAGTTGTAGTTTCTTCTGTATTTTGAGCAGATAAATTCGCAAGTCTTTCCGCTTCAGCTGCATCAAGTTCTTCTTGACTCATTGCCGTATTGGTGATTGCCTGCTCTTGTTCAGCTGCGCTAACAACACCATCGCCATTTAGATCGTAGCCTAATGAAAGCGCATTTGTCTGGTTATCTTCGGCCATTTGGCGAGTCATGCCTCTCGCCATTAACTCTTGAATTCTAGCTTCTACAGCAGGGTTAAAATTATCTTCTGCTCGAGCTTGCATTTCTCCCGGAACATATGCACCAATTGCTTTAAATTTTTCAACTTCTGAAACAGCACCATCATTATTAATATCCCAACCATAACTAATAGCATTTCTCTGGTTATCTTCAGCCATTTTCCGAGTCATGCCTCTCGCCATTAATTCCTGAATACGAGCTTCATAAGGGCCAAGTGCAAAAATTTGTGCTGTACTGCTTAGTCCGGTGTCTTCGTTAGTCGTTCTCCCAGTTGTAATTCCTTCTGTCCGTTCAGTGGCAGTAACGACTCCATCACCATCAAAATCATAACCAGCGTTAAGCGCACCTTGATGATCTGATATTGCTTCTTCACGAGTCCTAAAAGGTTTTCCAGGTATGCCGGTAGGCTGGGCCATCAACTCGGCAATCCTCGCCTCAAAAGCAGAATCTCCACCTTCCTGCATACCAACGGGTCTTTTAGGTGCTATTGGCACTTCTTTCGGAGCACCCGGAGTTCTTCCCATTTTTGGGATTCTTGTTGGTTTGGGCTGCGGAATTGGTGCAGAAGTGCCATAGGTTACGCCCCGCCGCGCATGATAAATCCTCAATGCCTGGTCGCGGGTAATGCCTGGAAAATTTGACATTATTTTTTGTACTGCTCTTTCTATTTCCATAGCAGGATTTCTTCTAGGACCGCCTAACAAAGGCGGTCGAGGATTACTGAGACCCGCAATTCTGTCTGTCATGCCTCCTCCCTGCATACCTCTCGCTGCAGCTGCTGCCGCCATCCCTTCTTTGGTATAGGGATAATGTTTATTTCCGACTTGTGGCATTAGTAGACCCCTTCAAATTTGGTGCCTCGAAGTGCTGCTCCACCGCCGCGTGATTTACCTTTGCCCATACCGGGCGTTGAAGAAGCGTTAGTCTTTTCTTCTTTAATCGCTGAGTAATTAACCTTACCCTGATCTTTTACTGTAAAGCTGCCTTTCTGGACTTTGTCAGACATTTCTAGCCTCCGAAAAAATTCTTTGACATTTTCTCTGCAAGATTACCCATTTGGATTTCTCGCTGCAAATTTAATCTATCCTGCGCAGTTTGATCTTTCATTTCCGCAATATCAATCTGTGTATCAATGCGCTCTTCCGTTAATTCTTTCTGCGTATCCAAGCGTTCCTGATCTAACCCAAATCGTTTTTCAGCTTCCATGGTTTTACGCTCAACATCTGCAGCCTTGATATCAAGTTCCTCACGCCTTAAACCAATTAACGGGTCATCATCCTGCTTGGCTTCAAATGCCGGTGCAATCTGGCTAACTAGCTGCGCAGTTAGTTGTGAAACTTTTGCTTCAATAATTGCATTCATCTGTTGCATCTGCGGATTCGGTTGCGGTGGCATTCCGGGCATCCCTTCGGGCATAGCACCTTGAGGTGGCATTCCGCCTTGTGGTGGCATTCCCGGCATCGGACCTTGCTGTTGCTGCATCATTTGCATTTGTTGTTTCATCTGGACAACCTGCGGGTCTTGTTCAACTTGTTGTCTGGCCATCAGGTCAATGTGTCCATAAACGTGTCCCTGTACCAGTCCCTGAAGTTGTGGATTTGCCTGGCAAATCGCAGAATTATAGAACGCCATGTGAATCGCAATATGCGATTGATGGTCTTGTTGTGGAAAAGGTATAGCAGGCTTCATGCCTGTAAAGCCGCCGTTTTCTATGGCTGCAGCAACCGGCTGAGGCTGCGGGGGAGGTGGTGGTGGCGGCAGGATCTGATCGACCTGCTGAACACCCATTGCCTCATACATACGTTTATACGCATTATATATTCCCATTGGCCCATGAATTTCAGGATTTGACTGGACCATCTTCAGCATTTCCTGAGACAGCATCACGCGCTGACTCATTGAGAAGATGTTGGGGTCACTGACAGGGATAATATCAATGCGATCGTCAAAGTCGGATTGCTTGACGCTCTGGTCACCATTAGCCGTCATATACGGGTATTGCGGTGGCAGATAGTCTTTGAACAAACGTGCTAACAGGTTGAATTCTATCCGCTGCGAATAATGCAACCGCTTGTGGATAGCACTCATAACGCGGCTACCGCGCTCAAGCAGGGCAACCGTTGTCCCTACTGGTGCCTCCTGGTTACCATCGCCAACCTGCATATCCCCGATAGACGCAAACCTACGGCCTGCATCAACGAGCATACCGAGCAGGTTAAGCAATGTGCCGCTGGGCTCCTTGAATGGCAGCGGCATTAACGCCTCACGCAGTGAGCCGCCTGGTGCGTCCATATCCCTGAACTCACCCGGCTGAATCGGCACATCATCATCCCTGATACGGATGCCCCGTGCCTTAAAGCCGCCCGGTAAGTTCGCTAACGTACCGGCATCAATCAACTGGCGAAGAATCGAGGTCGCGCCTCGAGACAGACCGCCGATCATATGGGTCAGGCCAAAGCCGTAAAACCCTACGCCCGGTAAAAACTTGTAGTGGACAAAGTAATCCACGCGCCTGCGCATGGGATCATTCTGGTCGTAGTTCCTGCGTATCGACAGAATGGTCGATTGCTTTGGCAATAACGTAACGATGTAAGGCAACTTGATGCCTGTCTCTTCGCCCTCTGCATTAACATCCTCAAAACCGGGGATGTCGAGGTCAATATGCATTTCAAGGATTTCACACTCATCAGAGCCCGAGGCACCTGATGGCTTAACACCCTGAAGCTCATCAATCTCTTCCTCAATACCATCATCGCCATAGGAAGGGTCAGAGTTATAGGACAAGGGGGATTTCTTATAGAACCCCGCTTCCTGCATTTTCTTCACATCATTGATTGACATATCAATAACGTGGGTAATTCTTGTTGCGCTTTCCAGACTGGATGCACCATAAGGCACAACCAGTTTTTCAGACGGAATAAAACGCGATACCGGACGGTCCAGGTTCTGGTCAAAGTGAACTTTGCGGAATGCGCTACCAGAAAGCGGCAGATAAAACAACAACTGATCAGTCTCAGGGTCATATTCCCTCATGACCTGGGTGATCTGGTAGTTCATGAACTCCTGAACCCGTGCGGCCTGCAGGTCCGTATTCGGGGTCATCATGCCGACAACCTGCGTCTTCACAGGACCGCCGGATGGCAACATCTCCTTGTACGCCTGTGCCTGGAACTGGGTCACAGATTCAGCAAGAAGGGGGTGAATAATCCCTGATGCGCCTTCAAAAGGCTCCGTCCTGTTTTCAAACTTCATGCCGAGGAATTCAAGACCTTCACGATACTGGTCTTCCCATTCTTTACGGGAAGATTTATCGTCCTGGTAATCACCCATGCAGTTGGAATAGATACGGCCAAGATCTGTCGTATCAATAATTTCAGCGAGGTTTGCGAAGAAATCCCCAGCCTGGTCCATCATAGGTTCAGGCGGAAGCCCGACCAACATGGTGCCGTCTTCCAGGATCTCATTCTGGTCGTCTTCAAGATTACCGAAAATATTATCTATATCGGCAGATTCTTCAAATTCAGCATCGACATTGACTTCAATCTCTTTTGAATTGTCGTCAATATCAAGATCAAACTTATCGGACTCGCTTACACCACGCTCAATCGCCATGTGTATTTAACCCCACTTGGATTCCCATTTAGTCACCATGCCGCCGTTGCGCATTTTCTTTGGTCCTTTGAACGTCCTTAAAGTCTGCGCGAAACGGGCTCGTTGCCCCAGCTTGCCGGGTGCTTTCGCCGCCTTATCAAGCTTGGCTTTGGGGATCTTCTCCCCTTGCTTAACGCCAAGCTGTTTGCGCAGGGCACCCGGTTTCTTGATGGCACCCTGTATCCAGTTCTTTGCCATGGCGGTTACTTCATTACCGCGCCCCACCCGCGTGTAGCTGCACCTGCGCTTTCGGGGGTTCTGGGCTTCCTTGCACCACGGCTTTCATCGCGGCGTGACTTAAAGCTCTGGGACTTGGTGCTTTCCTTGCCATCGCGTTCGCCTAGGGACTCATCAAGCCGGTCGTTGTAACCCTGCTTCTTGGCCATACCACCGTCTTTGTAGCCTGCAACTTTACTTTTAACATGGCCACCACCAGCTTTCTTTTTAGGACGAACAAAGTCTATAGCACCTTTGTCGCCACCAAATGCTTCGTCTTTACCTAATAGAGCTTTGGCAATTTTTCCACCAAATGGACGAAATTTTTTAAATAATTTTTTTCGTTTTTTAGGCTTATCTTTTTTAAGAGTAGAAGCAGCACTTTTTACTGCATCATCTACGTTTGTTCTTACAGATACAGTTACCTTTTTTTCAGGCTTTTTTTCAGACTTTTTTTCAGACTTTCTTTTAGCATCTCTTTCCTTTCTAGCTTTCATGCCTTTTTCATAATCAGCCTTAGCACTCTTTCTTCTTTTTTCTTTTTCTTTTTCTTTGAGTTTTTTGGTTAAAGCATCTACCTGATTTTCTTTTTTCTGATTGCTTTCTGTCTTTTTGCTGCTACGTCCTCGAGGATTCTGGCTACCTTTGCCCTCTGGCAAAAGTTCAGAAAGAGTCTTGCGATTTTCAGTTGGGGCTCTTTTGCTTTTTGTTTTTTCTGCTGTTGATTTTTTTCGATTAGACCTTGGGCTGGTTGATTCACCTTTTGGCAAAATTTCAGAAAGGGTTTTTCGATCTTTAGTTGGGGCTCTTTTGCTTTTTGTTGATTCGGCTGTCGATTTTGTTCGATTGGCTTTTGGATTAGCAGAGCCTCTTTTTTTAAACAAGGAAAGTTCTTTCCCCTCTTTAACTTTTTCAAGTGCTTCTTTTGATTGATATGGCATAATTTTTCCAGTTACTGGTTAATAATACGCAATGCGTTTTCGGTAAACTTCTTCTTCAACCTCGTCAGAATGAAGCGTAATAAAGTTTCCCTGTCTGAATCTTAGTATAGCCTGTGTCATAGAGTCTACATAATCATCGTACTCACCGAAAGGAAAAGATGCACACTCTTCAATGACCTCTTCGGCAAATAAATAATCAGGAGCCCAGACAAGCCCCGACTCGAAAACAGGGCTGGCTGAATGCACACGGGTCATCTTATCGTTACCACGGCTTGGCCGATAGTTAACAACAGGAATTCCCATCATCCGAAGTTCCTGTGTCAGGGGTGTACCACTCGCCTGGGACTCAATCAGGACCATATCAGGGTTATATTCCCGATATGCGTCATGGGCTACCGCTTTTAACTCAGGGAAGTCCCACCGGCCACGTTCCGCATTTAGGAGAATAATCGCATCTGCCATACCGTCACCGGGATTAAACACGCCCCAGGTGGTAATGGCACTGTAATCCGCCGTTTCCTTCTTGGAAAAGGCCGTATCGTAGGACTGGATCACATAATGACAGGCCGGTGGCTCATCCTTGGTCCAGATATTCCACCATTCCCGCTTGATAATCGCCCCTTCTTCCGAAGTCGGGTTCTGCTGGTACTGGGCATTCCACTTCATGACAGGAATCGAAGCCTTGACTGACTCCAATTCCTCCTTCTTCCAGAACTCCGGCCAGAGAACATTGCCGGAATCCTCGAAAATTGCGGGTAATTCGATGACTTCCCAGTTATCTGCGTGGTCTTCAACCTGACGATTGAGCAATCTGCCGGTCAGATCAATGGTAGACCACCGTGTCATGACGATGACAATGGCCCCACCAGGCTGTAAACGCTGCCTTGGACCGGAGGTATACCACTCATAAGCCCCCTCCATGGCACTCAGGGACAATGCGTCCTGTTCCGAGTGAGGATCATCAATAATCAGTAAATCAGCACCCCGCCCCGTGATGGCTCCACCAACACCCGCTGCGAAATACTCCCCTCCCTGTGATGTTTCCCACCTTCCGGCAGATTTTGAGTCAGCCGCCAAAGAAACATTATCAAACATTCTTTTATATTCCTGGGTATCCATCAGGTTCCTGACCTTACGGCCAAACCGGATAGACAGGTCTGCAGTGTGCGTGGTCTGCATGATCTTCATGTCAGGCTTTAAGCCCATCATCCACGAAGGGAAGTAGACAGACGCGAATTCGGACTTGGTATGACGCGGAGGCATGTTGACAATCAGGCGTTTACATTTTCCCTGTGCCACTTCTGTGAGCTTATCCGCGATTAAACGGTGATGCTCCCCTTCAATGAACCCATCCCAGATATATCGGACGTAGTCCATAAAGGAGTCCCGGCAAGCATCCTTTGTTTCCAGCGTAGCCAGACGATCCTTCAGCATCAGGATTTCTTTCATGTCCGACTCGGGAATATGGGCAAGGCTGCTCAAATGGTTTTTCCACAGGATCGTATGCGGTGAATGATATTATATATGACATTGTCATCTCAACTGCTCAAGGGGGGGTCGCCCTGCGAGAAAAGGGCCTGTCAGAAATTCAAGACTTGACCCCTAGGGAACCTAGTCGATTAGATTCTAGACTTGACCCCATTAAATTTATTTATTTATTTTGCTTTCTCGTTACATTAGTTCTTTACATTTTGATTAAAATCATGAGACAATAGTCTTGTCTTTTAAAAAGACAAAAACAAATTAATAAAAGGAAACGAAACAATGTCAAAAATAATAACGCAACACTTCGCGACTAATCTAACTACTGAGATTATAGAGTTAGAGAAAAAGCTAATGGATACGAACGAAGACTTTAGAACATTGCATGCTTTGAAATCTAAGCTTAGCGACAATTATCAGCACACTAAATCGCATTGCTTTAAAAGCATCACGACTATCGAGGGCAAGCATATTGCTAGACCGGATAGTGGAATTGCAATCTTACAAAAAGATGGCGAGAAAAATGCCACGTTTACATTCAAAGACTGGGGCGGATTAATAACCCCAGTAGCGGCAGAAACAAAACCAAGACCCGCGACATTTCGCAGGACATTCCCAAAACTTGCCATCAAAGTTTAAACCCATCGGGGCGCGGAAACGCGCCCCACATTCAAAATAGGGGCGTGGTGCAATGGTAGCATGTTGGATTCCAAATCCAGTGATGGGGGTTCAAATCCCTCCGCCCCTGCCAAACTAAAAAAGGAAAAAATGCATGAACAAACTTAACTTGTCACAATTTACCGGAAGCCAAAGCTTCTATCCTTTTACTTTCGCAAGAACTTCAGTATTAAGTGAAGGCGCGCGTTACATTGCCGAACATCTCGAAGCATTCTGGCTAATGGAAAAGATCGACCAATTAGTGAGAGCAATAGAAAGAGAAGGTAAAGATGTAAGCTTGTTGGTAGCTAATCTCAAACCAGATGGCGATGATGGTGCAAAGCTCAAGATCGAGGACGGCGACTATAACGTCCTAGTCGAGGATGAAATCGAGTTTACTGACCTAGATTTTGACCGGATAGATGGTGAACTCACAATATGGGTATCACCGAATGGCCAAGGGTTTACTCTATACCTGCCATCGGAGTATTAGTTTACTCCATAGCTAAACCAAACTGGCGCGCCGATCTTAGGATCGGCTGCGCCAAGCTCATTACCTAGTAACAAAAGGAAATAAAATGTTTAGGAAATTGACAGAATCAGAAAAGAAACCATTTCAACAATGGGCACGTGATAATTACACAGCTGGAGATAACCGACAGTTAAACGTATGGCATCCGGAAGTAATCGCGGAATGTAACCGAATCAATAGGGAAGCGTATAAAAAAGGAGATATCGGTTATTGGTGCGGATGGTGTGGGCTCACTGCTGAAAGTGAAGAAGCAGGAACACAATGGGATGCTCGACCATATGATTATCCGCGCTGCAGAGATTGCGGAGGATGCTAACACTGACCGACCTGGCGCGCTGATCCTGGGATCAGCTGCGCCTGGAGCTCTGGCCGGGTCAGCTGCATACCAGGCTAACACCCACCAATATATATAGAGCGTAAGGCCGCAAGCGCCGCCAATATATATAGCGAGTAAGGCCGCAAGTATTCATCTATATATATGCAATGCTATCGCGTTTCACTTTGCCCCAGGATATTGATATAATAATCACTCGACAAAAAAGGAAATGACACGATGAAAGTATCGGAAGCAAGACAGTTAGTCGGCGGTTTATCTAACGCCTCAAAGATGCCAAGTAAATCTTATGGCCTACCAGCGCAAGCTTGCAAGGTAGGCGGCAAACTTAGAAAGGTTAAAGGTTCAACGTGTGAGAAGTGTTACGCCTATGACCGAGGCATGTATGTCATGCCGGTAGTTAAGGCCGCACAAGCTAGACGATTAGAAACAATTAAAAGCAAAGACTGGACCGCGAACATGGCGCGCGCCATTAACAAAGCCAAATTATTTAGATGGCATGATAGCGGCGACATTCAAAGCGCCGAACATTTCCAGAAAATAATAGACGTGGCAAAGTTAACTCCCGATTGTAAACATTGGCTACCAACACGCGAGGCTAAGATAGTCGCAAGCCACAAAGAAAAACTACCGGATAATCTAGTAGTTCGAGTATCCGCGCCAATGGTAGATGGTCGCGCACCTAAACGATTTGCGAACACGTCAACCGTTCACGCTAAAACCATACCCGTTAACTCTCACATATGCCCAGCACCTAAACAGGATAACGAATGCAAAGATTGCCGAGCATGTTGGGATAAATCAGTTCAAAACGTTAGCTATCACGCACACTAAAGAAAGGAATAAGCATCATGATTACTGTAATACCAGCATATGGACGCGACTACAAAAACGCTAAATCCGCAAAGCAAGATTGGAAAGATGGCAAAGATTTTATTATTGCTGACTTGTCTAATCCATACGATGGCAAGCCATGCTCAATTCGAGATGGTTTAAAAGTTGTCATCCGCTACAACAAACTTCAAAAGATAACGATCGCATGACGCGGTCGTTTTTTTTCGCCAGCGCGCCGCCGATCCTAGATGAGGCCGGATCAAAGCTCATTCCGGAAACACCTGGTCAACACCTGGTCGGGCATGAGCTCTCACCCGCACCGGCGACCCCCGCACCAGAATATAAGGGCGCAAGGCCGCAAGTGCGTGAGCTCTCACCCCCGCCCATATATATAACGCGCAAGGCCGCAAGCATGGGGCCTGCCTCAGGCCCTGCCGCGCATGGGGCCTGCACCGCAATCCGCAGTTGCCGATGAAGGCCGCAAGCAAACCAGTTCAAACCAGTTCAGATATATATACGCACAAGGCCGCAAGCATATAGGTCGAGCAAGGCCGCAAGCAGAAAGAAAAAAGAACCCCTTCCCTTCCTCCCCCGTGGGGGCGGGGCAGACTCCAACCCCGCAAACCCCCTGAAAACCCCCGAAAACTAGGGTTTTAAACAGAGATAATTATGGGCTATAATACGTGACGCGAAAGCACAAAAAGGAAATGAAGATGAATGATACAAAAGGATTCCCTGTCTGCAGTCAATGCGGCAGTGTTGAAGTACGAATACCGTCCCAGTGTGAGTGGGACACCATCATGCAGGAATGGGTAGCAGTCGATCCTGATTACGAGGGTGGTTTCTGTAATGACTGCGAAACAGATTGCTGTGGGATTGAGCACATCAATTATCCATTGGCTGACACTCCCGCAAAAACTAACTCGATGAAAATCACCATCCCTCTATCACTAGGGGAAACTATCCTGTTGCCGCCCGATGAAAATGATTTACACGGATATGTCACTGACCGCTACCTTGATGCAGCACAGGAAGAATTTTTAGAGAGGTCGCCAGTAGATGACAGGCATGACAGGGAGATTGTCATTGCGGATGTTGTGAGGATAGTTAATACCACTGACACAGACCGCATCGATCTTGAACTCACTGTTGAATGCACGGTGACTGACAGTGAGCAAACAACCTACCACTTCTTTGTCGAAGAAAAATTTGTAGAGACAGTTTGGTCTGTCAATGCAGCCAGTGAAGAAGAGGCGCAGGAAAAACTTTTTGACCGCGCATAT